TGGGAGCGCGCTCTCGATAACTTCCCCCTGGCTGCCAGCTTCGATTACAGCCCGTCGCCCGCTGATCGCTGGAACTGGCCCGTCTACGGAGGCATGTGGAATCGTCTGGCTATCGATCTGCCTATGGGCCGCGTGCGCTGGGTCTCAGCCGTCAAGTATCAGAACGTCGATGGCAGTTGGACTGTTCTCGATCCATCGCTCTATCGCGCCGATCTCAGTGGTATTCCCTGCCGTCTCACGCCCTCGCAGTCATCCGCTGGCGGCATGGTTTGGCCCTGGCAGGGAACCTACCTACCGGGCTCGGTGCGAATCGTCTACGAGGCCGCCAGCTACGTTCAGCCCATCGCTGAACCATTCACTGTGCCAGTTGCGCCGGGGCCTTACACCTACCAATTAGACCAGTTGCCCGTCACCGCTGTTGAATGGGTTGCCGACGCTGCCGGTGATCCGGTTACGGGTTGGTCGGTTAGTTCCTCCGGCCTTCTCACTCTTCCCGTAGCCCAGGCCGGAGCATCGCTCGTCGCCAACTACTGCATCGCCAATTGCCCCGCCAGTGTGCAGCTTGCGCTGCTGATGCTGGTGGGCCACTTCTACCGCAACCCCGAGGCGACCACCGATCTCGAGATGGAGCAGCTGCCCTTTGGCGTGCAGTCGCTGCTCAGTTCCGAAGTCATCGACTGGACGGATTACCGGCCATGCTGAAAAATTCCATTCTCAGCCCGTCTATCCGCGCTGGCGAACTGTGCCATCGGGTCAGCTTTTCCCATGCCAGCGCTACGCAAGATTCCTTTGGGCAGCCGATCAACACTTGGACACCCTATCTCACCACCCGCGCCCGCATTGAGAACCTGAGCGGCCAGCAGCTCTTTCAGGCCCAGGAGTTCACCTCCCAGGCGATCTGGCGCATCACCATCCGCTGGCCCGGCGCAGGTGTCGTTCAAACCGGCGACCGCGCCTTCTTCGAGGCCCATACCTTCGTTGTGCAAATCGTCAACAACATGCTCGAACGCGGTCGCGTTCTTCAGCTCACCTGCCTTGAAATTGATGGGAGTTCCTAATGGATGACGACGGAATCACAATCGATACCAGCGATTTCGACAAGCTGGCGGAAATTCTTTCCCGCTTTCCAGACGATCTGCAAAACAAGCTTATGCAGCAATCGTTGCAGCCGGGAGCGCAAGTTTTACATGCGGCAGTCATTGAAAAGTGTCCCGTCCGCCTGGATGAACCAACGGCCAAATCGACCGGAGCCAAACCCAACTGGCTCAAGGCTGATATTCGCATGGCGCGCAACAAAAGCGGTCATGGATGGCGCATTGGAGCTGGTCCCACCATGGCTTACCTGCTGCGTTGGCTGGAACTCGGTCACCGGCTCGTCAAGGGCGGCAAGCTCGGCAAGAAAAACAAAAAGAAAGGAACAACCGGAGTAGAGATCAAGTCTATTCCTGCCTACCCTGTCCTGCGCCCGGCTTTCGATGAGAACACGCAGTCGGCTGTACATGCGATTGCTGTCGAGCTTGGCAATCAAATCGTCTCCTACTGGAAACAGACGTTGCGCATTCTCAAAAAATCCGCATAAGGAGTGCTCCCATGCTTGAAGCGGGATTTCAGCAGCTCGTCGTCGCCAATGCCCGCGTGCAGGCGATTATCGGCAACCCGGCGCGCTTCTACCCGGTTCTTGTGCCCGATGAACCAATCTATCCATGCGCCAGTTTCCAGGTCATCAGCGATACGCCGGTGGACCTGCTCGATGGATCGCTTGCTATCTGCTCCAAGCGCATCCAGGTGGATACGTGGTCGGGCGGATCCACGAATGCCAACTATGCCGACGTCAAGAATGCGCAGGAAGCCATCCGGGTCGTGTTGGAGAGTTTTACCGGGTTGCTGCCTGACGGCACCCGCGTCGCTTATATCCACGTCGTTAACGCCCGCGACCTGTACGAACAGGACGCGCGCAGTTATCGCACCTCGACTGATTTCATGGTGTACTACTACCCCGCCGCGGGATAGCGGCAACAAAAGGAGCAACTCATGACGGAAACTGCCCAGCCTATTATTGGCGTCAGCTCAAAGCTGTACATTGCCACATCCCAAGCCACACCACCCACCATCGCCGCTGGCGTTGTCACCGGCGGCACCGCCGTTGGAAAAATCAAAACCATCAAAGCGCCCCAGCCCAAGTTCGGCACCGAGGATACCACCACGCTCGACACGCCGGTGGGCACGCGCACCTTCATTAAGACTCTTCAGGATCCTGGCGATATGGACGTCAATGTCCTGTGGGAGTCGGCCGATCCGGGCCAAACCGCAGTCCTTACCGCCTTCAATACGCAATCCAATTCGGCCAATGGGGCGGCTTTTCCGTTCTTGCTGGTGTTGCCCACCAATCTTGAAGGCGGCCAAACCACCGAAGGCGATGCCTTCGCTTTCAGCGCCCTGGTCACCGATTACAGCGGCCCAGAGTTGCAAGTCGACAAAACCATTGCCTGGTCGTTCAAGGTCAAAATCACCGGGCCCATCACCTTCACCGAGGGCAGCTAGGATCGGCTCTCATTCACAAACGGGGTACCCCAGGTCCAGATCCTCGGACCTGGGATGCTGCTCAAACTTGCCTGATAATTGAGAAATAGGAGAATAGGGATGAGCGATTCCGAAAAAGCCGCCCAGGTGGGTGAGGCAATGCTTCTTTTTGAAAATCAGAGACGAGAACTGGCGCATTTAGCGGAAAAGATAGACAAAGTGAAAAAGGCGTATCGGACCTTTTCTTCCCAGAGTGCCCGCTGGTCTGTCGATGCCTCTCGGCCTACGAAGGTTTTTCTTTCCCACCCGGAAGCCGAGGAACGCGACCTTGCCTCCTACCTCTTCGCCGAGTCTGACCTTGCATCCCTGGTTACGGAATATCAACAGGCGGAAGAAGCTCTCAGGGGCACAAAAGCCAAACTCGCCGGTTTCGGCGTCATGCTGTGAAGAAAGGCGAAAAAGCCATGGAAACCGAAGAAAAACGTGCCATTCGGGCCGCTGCGCTGCTCGAATTCGAAGAGGCCAAGGCTGATTTGGCCCTTCTCCGCGCTAAGGCCGCGCAGCATGCAGCTCTTGTTCACCCTGTTTATCGGCTGCTGCTGCGTATCAGCAACGAAAGCACAATGTCGGCAGATAGCTTGCGCTCCGACGTCCTCAACCGGTGCTCTCAGATTCAATCGGCCCTCGACTTGGAGGCCATTCTTTCCCTTGACGCCGAACTCAAGGCTGCGGTTGACCGCCTCAATCAGGCTGATACGGCCAAAAAATCGCTCGGATTCAGTTGAAACCTGTAGCTTTTACCGAAAAACTCGCCCTCGATGACGTAAAATTGGGGCCATGAAACGCTGGGTGATTTTCGCGCTCCTCTTTGTCTCTGTTTGTTTCCAGGCGAGTGTTCCGGCATATGCGCGGGGAACTCGTTCTGGACCACGAACGCATTACACTGGCCACACGAGCGGCACGTATCAACGCGGTTCCGGAAGTAGCCATAAAGGCGGTCACTACCGGAATCCAAGCACAAACAACCATTACCAACATCACAAATAAAGCCATGTTCAACTGAAACCAGCCATCTATGGGGGCATGTTATACTTCCGCCCATGGAAATGGCAGACGTAATTTGGCTCCGTTCGGAAAGCTCTGATTTCGATGTTGCAAAGTTCATCCTGATTGGAGTGGCTCTTCTTCTCTTCCTTGTTTTCAATGTGATACGGGCCGCTCTTCGTGAGAAGAAGCCTTCCACTCTGGAGCCTCGGCGAGAGGAACCGGAAGACAGCTACCAGAAAGACTTCCACGCCAAGGCAAGCAAAGAAGCCACAAACACCAAGGCTCGTTCGACTCCTGTGCAGGAAGACAGCTTTTCCGAATTGGCAAAGGAAGAGTCTTTGGGCGCGAAGGTTTGGTCGCCAGAAGCCGAGTACGACCAGGATTTGGCGGATGCGCAGTTCGAATCGCACATTGACCGCATTGTTGCGCCATCGGACCGGACAAAAGGATTTTGTATCAAAGTGGCAGGTGTAAGCTACCCTAATCCAGACGGCACCTCGCGTACCAGCATTATTGAGCAATGCGCAGTTTTTGAGGTTTTGAATCTTCACCATGAACCAAATAACGAATTTGACCCCAACGCCATCGCGGTTCTGACGGCGTCAGGGGATCAAATCGGTTTTCTCGATGCTCGCTTGGCCGGAGAAGTGGCGCGTGATTGTGCTCGAAATGGCCCTTGCTGGATGGCTGTCTTTCGCCATCAAACGCACCATCCGGATACCGGTAGCGTTGTGGGTGCGGTCATCTATATGATTCGCTTTTCTGAGGATTACCTTGAGCGAAATGCAGCCGAGATCTCGGTTAAACTTCCTGGACAAACGTAAAATTATGGCGTTGGAGGGGCTATGCGACGCTTTGTGATTTGCTTGATTTTGTTTATGGCTGCCGACTGCTGGGCCCAGAATGTAATATTGCTCCAACCGTTTGAGCGGAAGGAGACCGTGACGCCTGCCGAAAAGACTAAAGCGCAGATCGATACAGATGCTGCAGAAGTAATCAAACGTATGAATGCTCCTAGGTCTCCCTCTCCGAAGCTTCCAACGCCTCCTCAAGCTGCTGCGAAGGTCAATCACGATGCGGCGGCAGCAGGGAAATTGGCCTCTTCTGCAGAGATGGAAACTGCCTGGAAGGCCGCTCGGAAGGCAGAGATCGATGCTGTCAGGTCCGGGCATGGGAATTCTGTGGACCCCTCTGACTTAGAAGAATGTCAGCGAGCGATTGAGGTTGAGGATTTCAATGCTCGGCAGGCTAAATATGAGGCTTCGAAAAAAGAAGATTTGACACGTAATCACTGTTCTGAGGAAGTACAAATTGGAACATCGGAAACGTGCGTTTATCTTCTGATGGGGTATCCAGATCAAACAAACGTGGATTCTCTCAGTGGGAAGCAGCTTGTGTATCCAAATGATCGTTTTGTTTATATCAACACACAAGGTAATGTGGAAGATGTTCAATCTTCCAACTGAAATTTAAAACATCAACCATCAACCCTAGGCCGCTTTCGAGCGGCCTTTTCTATTGGAGGAAACAATGCAAGGCGAAAACAAATTGGTAGTCATCGACTCAACCGCTCGTGAAACCTCTCTCACTGTAAACGGAAAGAATTATTTGCTCCGCTATAGCTTTGAGGCGATTGCTGGCTTCGAGGAGGGCACTGGAATCAACCCGGCGATTCAAACGATTCCCCCTACAACCCAAAACCTCATGTTTCTGCTCTTCGCAGGCCTGCGCGCACATCATCCGGAGATTTCTATCGAGACGGTTGCGAGTTGGTTCAATGAGGAGAGCGCTGGAGCACTCTGCAAAGTGGCCTGGGAATCCTTTTACGGCACACTTCCTGAGCCGGAGAAGAAGACCACGGCGGATGAATCTCCAAACCCTCCGAGCGCCTGACCGGCAGCAAATGGTGGCTGCGCTATTGGTCTCTCGCGCGCTATGATCTCGGGCTCTCTGAGCCGGAATTCTGGTGGCTGACCTTGGCGCAGTTCCACGCTCTTTATGAGTGCCATGCGCAGGCGCGCAAATATGAAGACTATCGTACCGGAGTGATCGCCAGCATTGTCGCCAACTTCGGTTTCTGCCATCCCAAAGAATGGCTTTCTCCAAGCGATATTATGCCGTCTTTGCGTGATAAGACGGGCATAGCTCAGGCTCCGGTATCTGCCAAAGATCAACTGAACTCGCTTCGCGCAGCGCTGCGCAGCATGGCCACAACCAAGATTCCAGCGCAAAAGGTGAAAAACGATGGCGAATGAAGAAGTAGCTGGGCTGTACCTTGTCGTTGATTCAAAGACGATCCAAGCCCGCGCTGAAATCGACAAGCTCACGAAAACCGTCAAGGAAAGCTCTCGTCAGATGAAAGCTGACATGATGGAGACGCGCGCCAGCATTAAGCAGATCGGCGAGGAAATCGGCGTCAATCTCAACCGTCACCTGGTCAGCTTCATGGCCAAGCTGCCCGGCGCGGGGGTCTTTGCCAAGGCTTTCCCCATCGCTGCGGTTGCCGGCATCGGCATGGCATTTGCTGAATCCGGCAAAAAAGCCTTCGAGTTCTTTGAAAAGTCAAAGGCGGTCGCCGGCGAAATCGGCGAAGCCATGCAAAAGATGCGCCAGGATACGGCAGCCTCGAATAACGAGCTCGCGCTTGGCAATGCCAAAATTTCCGAACAGATCGCCAAACTCGAACATAAGCCGGTCAACTCGCTGGCAGTCGCCCTCGCCGAAGCCCGTGTCAAAGCGGATGATTTAGCTAAAGCGCTTGGCCGTGACATTGAGGAGATGGGTAAGCTTCTCAAGGAGAAACAGGTCACGATCATCGGTGGAATGCTGACCGACCAGACTCCTACGGCTGGGGCGCAAGCGATGGAAGAGCGCCATTTCAACGCGATCAAGGCTGTTGATGATTCCGAAATTGAGGAACTAGGTAAGACGAAGACTTCGGACGAGAAAGACGAAATTCTCAAAAACAATAGGATTAAGCGTCTGGCGATTCAAGAGAACAAGAAAAACTGGAACGAACTGCATGATGCACAGACTCAGCTTATTGCGCGGGATGAGGGTTATTCCAAAGGCAGCTCGAAGAACGATCCTGGCGTGCATGTGAATGATGCCTTGCTGACCATCTATGGTAACTTCGGCCATCAGTTTGAGGCAATGCGTCATGGGATTGAGCTGACGGGTGAGAGGGACGATCTAGATGCTCGATTGAAGAGAGACCAAGACGCTAAGCAAAATACGTCTGAACGTTTAAAGGCGATGCAACGTGATTTTGAAACGCGTGAGCTGCTGCACGGCATGTCGCTTGGTGAGGAAGTGCTCTATTGGCAACGCTACACGAACGCTTTTGCACAAGGTAGCGATCAATGGATCGAAGTGAATCGCAAACTCGAAGAGGCCGAGAAGGCTTTTCAAAAGCAAAACAACGAACCGGGCAAGTTTCAGAAAGAGGGTAAGGAAGAAATAAAGCGTCAGTCCCAGCCGGTTCCTTTGGAAGTTTCCAGCAACAGCGTGGCTCTGAAGATGGAGCAAGACAACCTTACGCATGCAGGTGAACGCTGGAGGGAATACCGCGTCGCCGTCGTCAGTGCGCAAGAGCAGGATGTAAAAATGGGCGTGGCACTCGATGCTACGCGAACACGCTTTCTTGCCGAAACGGGTGTGATTACTAAGCAGCAAGAGAAACTGCGCGACTTGACGTCCGAGATGCAAAGCTTTGCGAAGCTTATCGATATAGTCAACGCCGAAAAGGAGGATGTTCAAAGTGATGCTTCACTCACCGATGTTCAGCGCGCTACACAGTTGCAGCAAGTTCAGAATAGGCTAGCCCAGCTTACGGGTGAACAGGTTATGAAGCAAGCTGAGGTTAATGCATTTACCCGGAGCATGCAGCTTCGCAACGCCATGGCGACGATGTTCGATGAGTGGATTCTGAAGTGCAAGGACACCGAGGAGCAGTTCAAAGAACTCTGGAGTCAGTTCTCTACTTCCATGAATGACTCAATGGCCAAGGCGATGCTAGGCCAGAAAACGAGCTTCTCTGGAGTGTTTCGTTCTCTGGGAGAAACACTCACTAAAGACGCTCTCAAGCAGTCTGAAGCGCGTCTTGCGCCTTACGCCACCAGCGCCTTGCATAAGGTTCCTGGGCTGGGCGGATGGATGGACAAAATGAAAAAGCCGCCCGTCGCCGCCACGACCATGACCGTCACCGCTCAAACCGTGAACCTTAGCGGCGCGGTCAGCGGAGCAGGCGGCGCGGCGGGCTCCATGGGCTCGCCCACAGGTGACGCTGCGTGGGGCGCTAGCGGATCGACGGCGAGTTCGGCTCTGAGCACTGCGGGTAGCGCGATGCCAGCCTTGGGCGGCTTAATGAGCGCCTTCAGTTCCTCCGGGGCTGGCGCGGGGTTTGAAGCAGCGGACCTCGGCGACGCCTTGGGGGGCGCCATGGCCTTCGGCGGCCCAGTGTTGGCAGGCGTCTCCTACGACGTGGGTGAGATGGGCCGGGAGAAGTTCGTGCCCGACACCAACGGCCACATCGTGCCACATCACGCGCTGGGTGAGGGAGGGGCGTTCTACGAGATCCACGCCGAGGGCGCATCGGCCGCCGAAGTAGATCAACGGGTGCAGCGCGCCTTGTCGCGCGTACACAACTCTGCTGTGCAAAATGCCGTCGCTGTGCAAGCCGAACGCCGTCGCCGCGGCCCCAACCGCAATTCATAACCGTTCGCTTTTCTCGAGGGGTAATCCAATGCAAAGATTCATTCGCGTGGCTCTGGCCGCGCTCGCGGGGGTGTGCCTTTTGGCCCCTGTCACTGCCGTCGCAACCACGCCTTTGGGGTATGTCGCCCTCTCGTGCTCATCGTTGCAGGATTCCACGGGGACTTTGATCACCAATGCCACCATCAGCTTTGCGCCGGTCAATAGCTCAGGCGTGCCCATCAGCTACCAGGTCAACGGCAAAGGGCAGGCCATCTACACGCCAGTCACGGCTCAAGTGTCCAGCGGAGCCTGTGCGATTCAGATCGCCGATACGGCGCTCACCGTGCCGGCGAATGTCTGCTTTTCCGTCGGCATCACAGATAACGCCAGCGGCAATGCCTTGCTTGGGCCCGGTTACACATGTGTGCAACCGGCAGGCTCTGGCGTGGCTGTCACCTCGGGATGGTGCACGGCCGCCACGAGTACCGCTGGAGGGGCGTGCAACTTCGACACGTATGCACCCACGCTGGCCGCTGGCGCTCTTGTCGTGGCTCCCACACTTTCTGCCGGAGCGTTCACGACCGGCGCGGCGGGCAGCTCTGTTGCATGCACGGTCAGCTTGCTGAACTATGCGCCGAATTACCAGTTGAACTGCTCGATACCGCAAGGCGTCCAGGGCATCCAGGGGCAAGCGGCGTTGATGGGCACGGAGCGCGGCGCATACAGCGCGACGACGACTTACGCCGTCGGCGATGTGGTCGCCTATAGCGGGCAGAGCTACGCATCGTTGATGGCGAGCAATACCGGCAATGAGCCTGACACGAGCATCGGCAAGTGGGGGCTGTTGGCGAACCTTTCGAACTTGCCCCAGGCCTTCGCCTCGCAGAGTCAAGCCAATCCGCAGCCGGTCTATGCAAGTAACGTCGTGGCTGGCACTACGACAACCACCACCTCAATTGGCAGTACGGGAGTCATCTACCCAGACGGTACTACGCAGGCAAGCGCTGGGGCGATCATTGGCCCAATGACTACAGCCTTCACGCAAAAAGTGCCGATCTCAAAGTTTACTCCGAGCGGCTTGTTGGTTGGCGGCACATCGCGCGATTGGTGTTATGGAAACGACCTAAGCACCACAATCACGTTAATGACTAATCCTGCGGCGGGGGTTACGCTGACGATCAGCGGAACTGCGGTCACGTTTGTTGCCTCTGGGGCAACCGGGAATCAGGTCAATATAGGTGCAAATATCGCTGCAACCACAATAAACCTTCAGGCCATGCTGGCTGCATCCACGGATACGAATCTTTCCGCAAACACTTACTTCACGCTTGCTCCAAACCTTGTTGTAGTGCGGCCTCCGAGTTCAGCTGGGGTAGCGCCCTTTGTAACATCCAGTGTTCCGGGAGACTTTCAGACTTACTTTGCCCACCTTTCCGGTTGCTGGGTATATCGCGCATCAAGGTATTTAGGGGTTGGACCGGCGCACACTTACAACCGGGCGAATCCAGGCAATCAGGCTTGCAATGTGCTGTATTATCAGCTACTGCCTTACGACCCAGGTCCGACTTCCATTTCCAATGGCCCTCTCGTGGCGCTTGGAGGAAACGTCAACGACGTGACCTATGGTGGCGGATCGCCTGCGGGGACGTTGGGTCCAACTGCTCCGCCGTATCCGTATTTGCCTACATATAGCGAGTGTGAGCTAGCAAACATGAGCTATGAGGCGGTTCCTTCAACCTCAAAGGTCTTTGGCGGATCGGCAACAATGACGGGAAGTTGCACGGCGGATACAACTTTTCCCACGGTAACCGGCGTGACTTGCTCATCTACAGGTAGCACCGCCGTTTTTAGTGGCTCAAATCTGACGACAACGCAGACGGGGCCGTTTTACGTGTGGGTAGAGCACGGAGATGGTATAGCCGGTGGCGGCACTGTTCAGGTTGATTCGCTTACACCTGTCTCGTTTGCCACAGCAACCGCTGAACCGATTCTGACGAACAACGGCAATACGCACGGAGTCGGCTTTATCCGCATCCCATCGGTGGCGGCGGGGTCACACACTGTTACGGTGACTCAGACCGTCGCGGGAAGCATTACCGTTCTGGCCGCAGGTGCGCCGCCGACAGGCACAATACTCGGCAAGCCTTGGGAGGTCGTGATGGACATTGCAAACCAAGGCAACAACATCAATCAGACCACGCTGAATGCCTACAACGTGCAGACCTACGCAGACTACAATCTGCTGCTTGGCGACGGGCTAAATCTCAACATGGCCCCGGAGAGTTTGCACGTCAAAGGTCCGGCGCAGTACGGAGAATTCATTGGCTCGTCCGATCACGAGAATAATCGCGTAGGACAAGCTGAAATCTTTGATGCTTTTCTGGATGCGATTGCGCCAATAGTCAAGAATCCAACAGCTACGGACACAAGTTGCCTTGGAGCTAATGGAGGCATCATCTATACACTTCCTGAAGACATTACGTGCGTTAGGTCTACCGGAACCGCTACGTTGATTTTGCCGAGCAGTTTCCCTGCCAGTGGTTATCCTGGTGCGATTGCAGGTGTCAGAGAGGTTCTCATCTCCAATGAATCAGGAAGCACATATCTCACGCTATCTGGGATGGTTGGTGGCAACGCGCCGGGCACTATTGGTCCTGGCATAGCTTCTGTAAAGCTTTATAGCCCCGGTGGCGGATACTGGTATCAAGAAGGGCAAGGTGTTGCCCAGACAGCCGTTAATTCCCAGAATGCCATCACGGCTGGATTGGGACAGTTTTCCGGTCAGACCACTCAAGCATTACAGATGATTGGAACTGCTGGTGGTTATGCCGCCCTGCAAACTTGCACCTACATCAACTACGTGTTGACCGGGGTTTGCGGGCCGAGCGCCGGAACCAACAATAATATGGCTGCGTGGTTTAAAGGCGGCACTCAATTTTCTCTTTTTGCCAAGGCGTCTACTCCCGGTGCAACCGCATCGAGCCCGATACTCGACGTGAATGACGGCTACGGATTTTCGTGGGGATCTACTGGTACTCTTGGTCCGAAAATTCTCAGCAGCGCTTACGTGCCGCAAGAACAAGCCGTCAATCCGGGGCTCACCATTGGCGTGGTAACCCCTCCTTCCTTAACAGCTATTACCGCCTCTTGCGCGACTTGCTCACTGCCCGCAAGCACGACGTATTACTACAAAATAGTCGGGGTGCTCGCCGGGGGAGTTTATACGCCACAGGGTGCTGAAATTTCACTCACAACCGGTTCGGCCACCAGCACGAACAGCAACACGATTAGCAATGGGAAAACCACTCCGGGTGTTTACTCGTGGACAATCTGCCGGGGTGCCAGTTCTGACTCTGAGTTGGTTTTGGCGTCAGGGGTTGGTAGCAATTGGGGGAATGGGAACTTTTACTATATCGATACCGGCGCTGTGACGCCATCTGGTACGTGCCCGTCTGGAATAGGGACTATTGGCAATGTTCCTATTATGTCTACTACCGCTCCCACGGCAGGGGCTGGAGTTTGCTGGAAGACACCAACAACGCTAGGCACCTGCACGGCAGGAACCTGGCCAAACTGCACGACCTGCAATTGAGGAAAGAAATGAAACGCTTATCGCTTTTGCTTATCGTTACCCTGGGCTGCTTTATAGCAACAGCTCACGCCACCACTGCGTTACAAGCAGGCCCGAACGTAAATGTCGTTTACCAAGGATCTAATGCCCCCGCATACGAGTGGAGTTTTGTGGTCACAGACTTGCCTGCGAATTTGCTCACGTCTGTCCCATCCATCTTCACTCAGGTTTCTTCGAGGGCACCGGTGGATGCTGCGCTGATTGCCACTACGCAGTCAGCTATTCTAGCAAAAATAACGCTGGCAAACACCGCCGCGCCTAACCAATATGTCACCGTGACGGTATCTCGATCTGCTCTGGATTCGGTGGCAAATTACACGGTCGTCACGATCTGGTAGGCGCTCCAGTTGTACCCACTACGGTGCCTGACAGAATCGCAACTAATCAACACAACAGGGCGGCCTTTGGGTCGCCTTTTCTATTGAAAGGGAGATCGGATGTATTTTAGTGCTGCGGGATTAGCGCTTCTCAAGCGCTCGGAAGGGTTGCGACTATTTGTCTATCGGGATGCCGCGGGCCTGCCGACCATTGGTTATGGGCATAAGTTGACGCCCGGTGAACATTATCCCAAGGGAATCACCGAGGCTGAGGCCTTCGTGCTCCTCGACAAAGATCTGTCTGTTGTCGAAAAATTCGTTGCTTCGCTTGTACACGTAACTCTAACCCAGGGGCAGTTTGACGCCCTGGTGGATTTTGTCTACAACCTGGGCTACAGACGGCTGGCCGGGTCCACGCTGCTGCGCGATCTGAATGCCGGCAACTATGACCTGGTTCCTAAGCAGCTTTTGCTGTGGGATCACGGCGATATGCATGGCAAAGAGGTCGAGCTCAAAGATTTGAAAGCGCGCCGCCAGGCCGAAGCGAAACTCTGGACGACAACTCAAGCCAGTCTGGCTTAACTCTCTTACACAAGTTTCCCGGCACAGGTCGGGAATGGGCGGGGGCCGCATTCCCCCTTCTCCGGCCTCGGCGCGAAGCGAGGCGCGCCGGGGCTTGCCCTCTCCTCGCTCAAAAAACCTCATCATAAGGAGCTTCAAATGAACCTCGTCTCGAATATCTGGGACCATCCTAAAACCTCCATAGCCGGTCTCTTGATCGGCATCGTCACCATTGCCGGCGTGCTCTCGCAGCAAGGCATCACCCTGGGCACTGCCGGCACCGGTACTGTAATCGCGCTGATTTCCGGCATTGCCACGGCGTTGCTGGGGCTGCTGGCAAAAGATCCTGACGACGCTTCGACCAGCACGAGCACTACCTCCACGGCCAAGCTGGGCGTGATCATGCTCTGCGCGATTCTGCTGACGGGCACGCTGCCGGTGGTCGGGTGCAGCGGCGCCACGGTGGCCCAGGACATTGTCAATTGGACGCCGGCGCTGGAGTCCGCTGTGACCACGGTTGATTCCACCGCCTCGATCTTGCTTCCCGTCGATGCGCCCATTTTTACCGCGGCTACGGTTGGCTTTGATGCGGCTGCGACGTTGCTGGTTGCGCAGGCTAAGGCGTATCTGGCTAATCCATCCGCCAGTGTGCTGGCCAAACTGCAAGCCGCCGTGGTGAGCCTGCAGCAAACTGTCAACGCGTCGATTTTGTCGGCGGCCAAGATTACCAACACCGCCAGCCAGCAACACGCCCTGGCGGCCATCAACGCCGTGGGAACCATCGTGACGGCCATCCTGGCTGAGGTGCAATCCATCTCCGGCAAAGCTGCCGTGGCGCAAATGGCCTCGCAAAGCACCATCAAGCTGGCGCGGATTGAGCCGCTGCGCACCGGACAAGACCGCGCGGCAGAGGTGGTCATGCTGGCCGCTCACTACAATCTCACGCCAGCCCAATCGGCGCGGATCGCCACCACTGGCCGCGCGGAACTGATGCAAACCGGCTTTTAACTGGGAAAGGCGGCGAGGTCTGTTCTGTCGCCGCCTTCTTTTTTTTCGAGGATTCTTATGGCATCGAGCACACCGCAAATCTTTCAGAACATCACGCCGGAACAATACGAATCTTTTGTCGCCAAGGCAAAGGCTGCCGGCATCGCCATCACCGGTGACAGCGGTACGGCCAGCAAAATGGGCGTTACCGTGAGCTGGTCGTATGATCCGCCACGCCAGCAGCTCACCGTCCAGGTTATCAGCACGCCTTTCTTCATCAAGGCCTCAACCGTCGACGCCAAAATCGCCGCGCTGGTCAAGGAAAATCTGTGAGCTATCCGACGTTCAATGACTGGACCATCATCGATCCGCCGTCCGCGCCGGGTTTCAAGGGCATCGTGCTGCGCATGAACGATACCGTGGCTGAGGCTCGTTCGCCTTTTACCGCCAAGTCGCAGGTGCAGGCGTGGCCCGGCGCGGATTGGTGGGAGGTCGAAATTGAAATGCCGCCATTGCAGCCCAGCCAAACCGCGCCCTGGCAGGCGTGGTTGGCTTCGCTGCAAGGCAAGGGGAATGTCTTTCAGGTTGGCGATCCGAGCCGAAAGATGCCGCAAAATCCTGTCGTCGGCAGTGTGCCTGTTTGCGCGACCGGCGCACTGCCTTCGGCGGTCAACCTTACCGGAGCAACATCGCTGGTTACGCGTGGCTGGCTCCCGTCGCGGCAGCGGATTTTGCTGCCGGGCGACTATCTCCAAGTCGGTTACCGGCTGTATATGGTTTTGCAGCCGGTAGCTTCTGACGCCGAAGGAAACGCCACCATCAATGTCTGGCCAACTCTGCGCGAGCAACCGGCCGACGATGCGCAAATCATCCTCAACTATCCCAAAGGGCTATTTCGCCTGGCGGATAATGCCCGGCAAATTTCCATCGCCGTCACGCGCCTGAGCGCCGTCGGCTTCAAGTGTGTGGAGGCTCGCTGATGCCGCGTAATCTCGCCACTCCCAATCAGTCGGCTGTGCTCAGCCAATACCTTGAGCCGGTGCTCTTGGTGCGTCTGGATTTCGTTTCCGAAACTGTCTATATCGCCTCGACACCCTTCAATCTTGCCTGGAATAGCCAGACCTGGCTAGGCGTCGGCAGTCTTGGTTCTGTCTCCGGCGTATCAGAAGATACCGAAGTCAAATCTAACGCCACAGTGCTGAAAATGTCGGGCATCCCCACGGATCTGATCAACGATGCGCAGCAGGTCGTCATCTATGACGGCAAGGCGCAGCTCTACGTCGGGTTTCTCAATGAGGGCGCGCTGGTCACCGATCCCATTCCCGCCAACCTCGGCATCATCGATGCGCCGGCCTTCGATGTGGATACGCCGACGTGCTCCATCTCGATCACCATCGAATGCGAAATGAGCGACCTGCAGCGCGCCCGTGGCGGCCGCCTCACCGGTTGCGATCAGCGCAGCCGGTATAACTGGGACGCCTGCTGTGATGCCGTCTCGCTCATTCAAGACAAGCTGCTGCTCTGGCAGTAATCCCGTTTCTATCTGGAGTTTCGATGATTCAACGCAAGCAAACTTGGCAAACTCTGTTGCACGTCTTTCTTGAGGCGCGTTGCCGGCAGCCCTTCGCCTGGGGCTCGAACGATTGCGCCCTCTTCGCGGCTGACGCCGTCAACGCCATCACCGGCACGGATCTGGGCGCGGACTTTCGCGGCAAATATGCAACCCAAGCCGAGGCCGAGGCCTTGATGCAAACAATCTGTGGCAGCGCCGACGCCCTGGCGTTGGGAACTTATCTCTGCAAGCAAGCTGGCTTTGCGCTGCGGCCGTCGGTCAACTTCGCCCAGCGCGGCGATGTAATCGTGCTCAAGAACAGCGATGGCAGCCACTCGCTTGGCATTGTGGGCCTCAACGGCGTTCATGCGCTGTTTGTTACCGAGGGTGGCTTGCGCCGTATCCGTGTGCGCAATTGCGTCAGTGCATGGAAGGTGGGAGTGTAAATGGCAAAAGCGATCATTGGAGCAGTTGAAATCGGCGCAGGTATAACGCTTATGGCCACCGGGTACGGCGCGGCCTTTGGACTTGGGCTCATCATGGCCGGTGCCGGCGAAGAAATGGCCTTCGTCGCCCAGGAATTACAGGGCAATCCGGCACTCACCGCCAGCGCCAAGCTGCCCAGCGCACCGCGCGAAGGCGTCTATGGCATGGTGCGCAAAGGTGGCACGTTTATCTATCAATCCACCACCGGCCACCAGCTCAATCAGGTGATTGTGTGGGCCGCTCATTCTTGCCAAAGCATCATCGCTCTGTATGCCGATCAGCGCAAATTCTATTACAGCGATGATGGCACTCTCTCGCAGCGCAGCCCTTACGGGGGCGGCAATGGCGATGGCAACGATCACGTTGATGATTCCGGCAACACGTATAATTTCGGAGGAAAAGCCGCGGCCTGGCACCATTGCGGATGGGGCTGCGGAACCTCGGTTTGGTCTGCCGGCATGACTGCCAGTCGGAATCAGTCGGGCGACACGGCTAGCACCTTCGAGCCCACCATTGTCGGCGTGGCTATCGGCGGCACAACGTATGCTTTTGCCTGTGTCAGTGCCGCCGTTGCGGGCTCCGATTCGACGGTATTCAACGCAGCCTCCGCTGTAGGCGCTCTGGTCACTGATGGTGGCGTCACCTGGGTCAATATCGGTCCCGCTCCCGGCGGCTATTGGTTTGTGCAACTCTACAATCAAGCCAGCGATACCGAGCAGTGGAACAACGATTGCACCATGACGGGACTCTGCGCAACGTACTTCAAGGCGACATATGACGCCAGCCTTTTCAGCGGTCCACCGCAACTCCGCGCAACCATACAAGGCCGCAATGACATCTACGATCCGCGCCTCGATACCAATCCGCCCACCTTTCCGGCATCGGCCTATGGATACACCACCAATGCCGCTCTCTGCATTGCCGCGCATCTGAATGATTCGCAGTTTGGCTTTGGCGTCAGTTACAACACGGGCATCGATCTTGATCAGCTTATCGCCGCGGCCAATCTCTGTGACGAGCAGGTACAGTTGGCCGCCGGCTCGCAGCCGGGCACCGCCTCGGCATGGCAGTCTTGGACGGATTATGCAACGGGGGCAGAATTCACCTATGGTGGCTACACTTACACCGTCATCTCCAACTACTATTCAGGCGCTTATTTTGGCCAAACCGACATCGTCGGCGTAACCATCGAGCAGAACACCCTCGGTTCGGTGACAGAAAGCCGCTATGCCATCAACGGCTACTTCAACAGCGATCAGACTCCAGGCGAAATTCTGAGCTCGATGCTGATGGCCTGCGAGGGACGCATCACGCGGCAGGGCGGAGTGTACAAGATCTACCCGGCGGCCTGGTACGGAACGAGCTTGACTTTCGGCGCGGACGATCTCTGCGGCCCGGTCAAATGGCAATCCGCAATCAAGTTCCGCGATCGCTGCAATTGTGTGCGCGCTACCTTCGTTTGCCCTCAGTATCCGTACAACGTCAGCGGCTACAGCTACGACCACAAGAACGACAATATCTTCGCCGGCGAATGGCAGCCCACCGATGCGCCGCCTTACGCGCAAGACTACCTGCATGGCTATGGCTCCATCACCGATCCGTATGAGGGAGATGCCAACCTTGAACAGGATGGCGGCGTGCGTCTCTATAACGATCGGCGCTATCAGTTCGTCATCAGCGTAAGCCAGTGCCAGCGCTTGATGAAAATCTACATGCTGCGCAAGCGCTTCGAGGGCAATGGAACTTTCCCGATGAAGCTTTCGGCCCTGCAGGCGCAATGCCAGGATGTGATCAATTTCACATTTTCCTACCTGGGGATGAATAACACCTACCTTGAGGTGGCCAAGTTCGATTGGGCCATGCAGGAAGATGAGGAGGCTGGCGGCGGTGACGGGGCGCGCCCTGTGCGTCTCACCACGCAATTGGAGTTGCAGCTCACCGACCCGAGCGTCTACGAATGGTCTGTGACGGAAGAGATGACTCTGTACGATCAGTCCAGCCCGGCGCTGGAAAACTCTTTCCAGGTCTCTCCACCTACGGCTGTCACTGCTACCAGCGCACTGAGCACCGCATTGGTGGCGGCCGATGGCATTGTCACGCCGCGGATCGAGATTACCTGGACTGAGCCTGCCGATCCCTATGTAACCAGCGGTGGAAGTATCCAGATCCAGAGCACACCGCATGGAACTGGGGCGTGGGCGGACGTGATGACGCTTGCTGGCACGGCACAGATCGCCTATCTGGGCAATGTCGTGAGCGGTAATAGCTACGATGTCCAGATTCGTTCCGTGCGCGCCTCTGGTGCGTACTCGGCCTGGGTCCAATGCCTCAATGTAGTCTGCGGCACCGCTCTCAGTTCCATCTCCGCTTCATCGATTGCAGGTCTGACGGCGGAAACTATTTCAGGACTGGCGGCCTCGGCCACGATTAACACGACGGACGCGGGGAATATTTCCAGCGGTACGCTCTCGGCCTCACGACTGCCGGCCTCGGTTGCGTCTCTCGCTCTGGCGAGCTCTGGCTCCGCAACCGCCACGCTGGGAGCGGCGGCGCAGATCGGAGCAGGGGCGACGGTAACTGTCAGTGGGTCGGCGGCGTCCGGAACGGTCACTCTCGTTACCGGGACGGGCACGCTGGCCTCCGGAGTGATTTGCACGGTGACGTTTCCGTCCATACTGAGCGCTGCGCCGCAAGGTGTCTGCGCGCCCAACGGCGCGGCAATTCCGGGCCTTAGCTGGACTACCAGTACAACGCAGCTTGTGTTGAGCGCGAGCGCGGCTCTCACGCCCAGCACAAACTACGAAATCGGTTATTCACTGGTATAGGAGGTGATTCGATGGTGGCTCGTGATTTGATCGAGAGTATCTTTTCGCGCCCGGCGTGGCGCGGGACGCCGGGCAACGTACGCCGCATCACGCGCGACCAGCTCGTCTACCTGCGCAATCTGATTGAAGCTGATCCAGAGGCCGAGGCGGTAAAGCGCGGCGCGCCTGGCTCGCTGGTGTGGATGCCTTCAGGGCGGTACAAGTTTGTACTTACCGAGGATCTGATCGGCGACAAACATACCCTGACCAAGCTCAGCAATATCGTTGCAAGTAAAACGGGGATGTTGTTTTGAGTGGGAACCTACTTTACCGCTTTGTCGGCTCTTCGCTCCAAATATTCGGCGATGGCGATCTGGATCAATGACGAGCGCGTCGTTCCCATGCGCTCGGCGAGCTCGTCGAGCGCCGTAATTTTGCGGCGCTGCATACGTAGGGTCACGTTTTGGGCATCTCCGCCAGTAGCGTCTTTTTCTGTGTGCGAAACCATAGCTGTCATTATTTTCCATATTTTGGTATCTTGCAAGCGATGGCAAGTAAAAATACATCGATTATCTTGCAAAATGCGTATTGTTGATATACAAAAGAGCTTCCGGTTCTTATAGGCGAGCGTCTGGCAACTGTTTTTCAGCTTCTGCAAGACGGGTGAGGGCGAGCCTGATCACGTTGGTCTTGTCGAGGTTGAGCTTTTTGGTCAGCTGTTCGAGTGTGCGATATTGAGCCGGGCTCAAGCGTACCGTAAGTGTATGGTTTGGTGACATATAGCCATCGTAAATGGATTTTTGTCCACCAAATTGCCGGATTGTGGTTGCTGATAGCGACCAAATAGACATCCTATACGCGCGAACGCAAGGGCACCCGATACAACGATGAGGGGGCGCGTATGGGTAATATGAGTAAAAATCTAGCGCAACATACGTTGGGTCATCGCAATTGTCCGGCGTGCAATGGGGCCATCGAAATGCAGGACTCCGAGTTGTCTCCGCTTATGACTTTCGCGGAGGCTTTTGATGTATGGATAGCACAGCGGGTAATAAAAAACGCGGGAATCTGGACAAATGCCCGCTACATCAGTGATCGCACGGAGCGAGATCTACGGCAATATGCGCGCTCAGCGGGGAAATTCTTCGGTAGCCTGCGTCTGGAGGAGATACATATTGGGCATCTACGCCAGTATCAGCAGGCGCGGGCTATCAATCTCATTAAGGTCGCCAGCGTCCAGGGTGCTTGCGATACGCATCCTTGGGAACAACCTGCTGGCGCTAACTTAATCCGCAAGGAAGTTGGAACCGTTATGCGGGTGATGCGCTCCGCCGGTGCATGGACGAAGCATCATGAAGAAGTTTATGAACCATTGGCCTCGGTCAATAGCGATGTGCCTCGCGCGATGTCTCCGGAAGAACAGCATCGATGGTTACATGTGGCGTCATCCCGCGAGCAGTGGCAAACAGTACACCAGTGGTCGTTGGTTGCCCTGCAAACAACAGCGGCCACAAATGAGATGCGCGCCTTGCGTTTCGGCGACATTTTTCTATCCCAAGGCACGATACAGGTGCGCAATGAGGGCGCTAAAAACAAGTTCCGAATTCGCACGATCCCGTTGCAGACGCCTGAAATAGTATGGGCTCTGAATGGATTGATGGAGCGTGCGCGCGCGATGGGCGCCAATGGGCCACAGTGCTATTTGTTTCCATTCCATTTGACAGCTAATCGTTACGATCCTTTGCGGCCTATGACGGTCTGGGGGTTGCGCAAACATTGGGAAGAAGTCAGAGCGGCTGCCGGACTGGAATGGCTGCGCATCTACGACCTTCGCCATACTGCGATTACACGGATGGCAGAGGCCGGTGTGCCGATTCACGTGATTATGAGCTTTGCCGGGCATATCAGCCCGCGCATGCAACAGCACTACACTGCCATCAGTATGGAAGCTAAACGGCGATGGGCAGTAGCTGCTTGGGCTGGTGGCGAAATGCCGTTCACTCCTGCAAGCGACAGATGGGAAAGCGATAATTCTCCTTCGTCAACGCCCCGATTTGGGCCGCAGCCGGCGCGTCCTGACGGATCGCAACCGAATGCAGTGGGCTGGCGATAACGGTTCACTTTTGGTTTTTTCCTTGACATCCGTCTAAATTTCTTTAATCTGGATCGCAGTGCATTCTGGACATGTTGAGTTCCGTGCGTTGGTTTTCTATCGACCAACGCCCTGCACTGAGTGAGCAACGCCCTTTTAAGGCGTGGGTCCTGGGTTCGAATCCCAGCGAGCTCACCACCCCCATGGCCGTGGTATGCCCCGAGATCTCCTGTCAGACTGCGCGCAACAAGCCAGCCCCCTGCCGGGAGAGGCATTCCCCTTCCCTTACATTCACTTCAGGCATATTTAGACCGCCGCCAGCACCTGTTGGTAATAGCGCACGTAATGAGGCACGACAAGCGAGGAGCAGAAGCGCGTCTGCGCAGTGTTTCGACCGGCGTTGCGCATTGCTTCGAGGCGGCTGCGATCTTTGAGCAGGCTGACCGCTCCGGCGGCCATTGCCGTGACGTCGCCGACAGGGTAAAGCATTCCGGTCACGCCGTCTTCAATCAGCTCCGAGACTCCGCCCACGCGGGTTGCGATGGCGGGCACTTTGCAGGCCATGGCCTCGAGCGCGGCCAAGCCAAAGGACTCAAGTTCGCTGGGCATCAGCATGAGATCGGCGAGGGGCAACAACTCGTGAACGCGCTCCTGCTTGCCCAGGAAGTGAACCCGACTCTGAATGCCCAGGTCGTGGG